TTAAGCCAATTCCTCGATAATAACGATCCCATTCTGACCATCTGCACCAGGATTAACCGGCCTTGAAGGACCATTGGAACATCCAGACGCCCCGCCGCCATAACCACCGCCATTATTAGCCGGATTGTTTATGGCCGGAATGGAGCCCCCTACGCCAAGTTGACTATTTGCTCCGCGCGAAGCGATTGCATATTCAGTTGAAATGGCTGATGCACACTCAGATCCAGGCCCACTTATCCCGACAATATTCCATCCGGTAGGGCTGTTCGAGTTTGTGTTCGCCACCGGCTGAAATGGAGGATTAGCCGGACCTGCAGGCAGTCCCGCTTTGCCGCCGGGAGCGGAAATCAGCGTACCTACGGAGCTGGTCCCGCCATCTTCCCCATAAAGAGAGGATACAGTCCCTCCTTTGCCGCCCAGGCCGATAGTGATCATTACTGAGGTTAATGCGGATACGTCATAAATTCCCTCGGCGTATGCGCCAGCCCCGCCGCCATTGCTTATCGAAACCTGACCAGAACCGGTCGCCGGCGCAGCAGAACTACCGCCACCGGCCCCCAAAATTCTAATCTTCCATTTTGTTGCGCCAGGTGTTTTTGTGAACGAGCCGGTGCTCGTAACGACGCGCGGAACGCCAATAAGGCGACCATTGATCGTGCCATCTGACGAGCCGAGATTTAATAACGCCTGTCTTACCGCCTCACTTCCCTCGGCTGCAATTTCAGAAAAATTATTTGCGATCTGCAGGCAGGAAAGGAAAGACCCCGCGGTCAACATATTTGCCACAATATCATTCGTTGACCAGACTCTTGCCGTGGTCCCTTCCTGCCCTCGCTGCACGGTCATCACATCACCAGATACCGAAGTGACGTGCATTATTTCCGTAATTGATTTAGTTGCGGCATCAACAATAGTTAATTTGAAATAGCTTTGACCCGATACGGGTTGAGGAAATAATCCACCTGTACCGCTACTCACTGTAATAACAGTCGCAGACGCGCTAATTCCTGACGCGAGGACGCTTTTAGCATTGTTATTTGCCAGTAATCTCAGAGCCATGAATCCTCCAAAAATAAAAAAGCCGCAATTGTGCGGCCTTTAATTAGTTTATGACGGGGTTTATATAGCGGGGCAATCATCCTGCCTCAGGTCGTTGATAGCGAATGTAGCGACCCCCAACACTTCAACATCTTCCATCGCCTCTCCTTCTATCGATTCACCTTCGACAGTGATAAAAGAACGCCCCATCAATTTTGCAAACTGCAGTTCGCCAGCCAGGCGGATAAGCAGGACGCTTCCTTGCGTCACCTTCAGCGACAAATCGAGAACGACATAGCCTCGATCTGTCTGTATAACCTGAGAGTTCGCGCCAATATTGCACGCAGCCGTGACAGTCAGTCTCTGCTCAACATAGTCGGCAGCAGGTGAAGGAAACGAACTTACCATCATTACATGATCCTCCCCATATTCCTTAAAATCCAAAGCCTGTTTTCGGTGTGGTCCGGCGTTTTGTCAGCGAAGCAGCTTTGATAGCGCTCTATCCATCGGTTAGCTTCTGAGTATGAAAAGTGAATGCCTCGTTGCTGTATAGATGAAACAAAATCCACCGTGTGCAGATACTGGTAGCCTTTCGAGTTACGAAGAATCGACTCCCGAAAGGCCTGGTTGATGTCTGATTGTCTGAGCATGATCCCTACCCTCAAAAATACTGGTTATATATACAGTAATATTTATAAGCGGGCAGATCAAGAAAGGCGGCGGCTATCAATTTTCGTGACAGCCGCAGGTTATTGCTACGACAACGCATTAAACTGAGATACTAAATCAGCATCAGCTAACGTTGTCGGGTAGTAAACCAGGCGCTTCAGGTATGCGTTTGAAACAGCGGCAGGGGTCGTTCTTGCCCGTCCAATCATTAAGCGGTTCAGCTGAGTTGATACAAGCGGCGCACCGCTGTATTTGTTGATGCCATCAAATACACGCATATCGTCGTTAATAAACGAACTGATGAAGGCCTGATGGCCGTTTCTCACTTGCCCTAAACGTTTAACTTCCACGGTTATCTCTGAACTACCGACAATTTTAGCTGCTGCAGTCAGGTTCTGATTGGTGATGCTGTTACTGATGCGACGGTTCATAAAGTTCACATACTCAGCCACAGAATCATTGTCAAGGCAGACAATGGCTTGCCCGGCATTATAAACCCCGCTCATCGCCTGCAGGCTGGCGGGCATGTTGTAATCAGCAAAAATTGCCCCGCGGTCAGCAGCCATAAAATCCAGATCGGTACGAACGGTGCAGACCTCATCAGGCCGGGTCATAGTTGCGCCAGCTGTCGGGATGTACGGCGTAACACCGTCCCAGTTTTCAATCTGCGCCCCCCAGATGTAAACACCCTTCCCTGAACCTGTATAGGCTGGCAACGCAGCGGCTGATGTCACATCATTCACAAGCGCCAGTGTGAACTGCGGGGAGGCTGTGCCCGCAGGGGTAATGGTGATACTCAGACGGTACCAGCCATTTTTATATTTCCGCATACTTGTCTGCAGGATGCCGGACGAGCTACGGGTTCTTAAGCCGTTGACCAGATCGAAGTTTGCAAACTGCGTCGTTGTTACTGCACCCTGAGCGACCAGCTGGATAACACTCGCGGTATTCGCTTTCGCAAAAATACTGAATGTGACAGGACTTCCCACGGTGGCGGCCGGAGTGGAATTTTCCTGCATAAAGTGCACAGTATCAGCGCTGTCAGTGCTTTCATTGAAGGGTGATGCAGAGACGTTACCATCAGGTGCGATTGTTTTGGCGGCCGTGGTGGACACGCCCGATTTTGTCCAGGTCGTGCCAGAAAAGTTTTCACTATTGGCCGCAAGGTTAGTTACCCCTGCAGCAACGCGAAGCCCCAGGCACTCACCAGTAATCGGATCATATTCGATCGCAGCTTCACCGGACGCCAGATACTCTATCAGGCCGCTTTTATTTACCCGGGTTGTTTCTGATGCGCGGGTAAAGGTCACAACATCAGCCAGGCGACGACTACGAATTGCATAACCCGTTGTTCTGCCGAGAGCAATATACAGCTCTTTCTCAAAGTCCAGGTAAAGACTGGCCAGTTTCGGCATCGGGGCCTGCGGAGACGGAAGTGCGGCAGCATCGCCCTGATAAGTTTTATTGCTCTTGATTTGAGTTGCCATTGTCAGATTCCTGGATTATTAAGCGTAGTGACGCGGGTTTGCGTGCCGGTCAGATTTAGTGTGTTCTGCGCGTTACCCACGCAGTGGTTAAATGAAATATCGACATCGGTAAGCGTACCGCTGGCATAAACAGGATATTGCTGAGTAGGCCTAGACTGGATGTCGCGAATTTTATTTGCGCTTAACGAGCTGAGCTTAACTTCTGAGGCCAGATTAATTCCGTTCCCGGAAGCGGTCAGGCCGTTATTCCAGAAGCGGTTGTTTACCACATCCATATTGATCGCCGTCCCGTCTTCCAGGTTCAGACCATGCCGTCCGTTTCGATAAACGTCATTCCCCTGGATAAACATACTGCGGACTTCCTGGCCTGGCGCTTTGAGGTTAATTCCATCTTCGCCATTATCACGGATGGTATTGCTGTCAATCTGGTATTCGCCGTCTCGCTGCTCAGTCGTGCTGTTGTAATAGACGCCATGTTTAGCATTTTTGGCGATAATATTGCACTGCAGACGCCCGCGCGAACCGGGATATGCCAGCACAGTTCCCGGACTGATAATCACGCCATAATTATTTTCTGAGAAGTTGTTATTGGTAGCGATCATGCCATCAACACCACAATCACCCAGGCCAGCATTATTCCCTGTACATGTGTTGCCGGTGACTATCGTGTGTTCAGAGCTGTAAGGCGCATTTGTTCCATGCTGTTTCTCAAGGAAGATGCCGAAGTTCTTCCCGTTGCGGCAGAAGTTCCCTGCGACATACAGCGGCTCGCTCTGCGTACCGCCGGCCCCTAATCCGAGACCAGATGCCCCCGCAGGGTTATCGTTACCCGACGGTGCCAGCCGACCGAAATTCTCCACCACGCATTCAGTAATCGCGGAATCGCGAGCAAAGTCGATGCCGATACCCGTTGCGCCAGAGTTTCTCACCCGCAGGCGGTGCAGGTGGCCGCGGCGATAGAAGTTAAAATACAGGCCCTTGGTCCTAGGGAGATACCCCTCATCCGGCAACACCTGGTCCTGACAATCCACCTCAAAATCGGAATACACAAAATCCGTCAATTCCGGGACGGGATTTGTCGGTGATGTGGTGAACTGGAGCGCCGAATATGAGCCATACGGCATCAGGATTGTTTTGCCGGTACCTGCCCCAATAATTGACACGTTGGGCGCGGGCGTGAGGAAGGAACTCAGCCGGTATACTCCTGGCGGCAAGTAAATCACACCACCATACGGATTGCGGGCCATATCCCGGATTGCGCGCTGAATCACCTGTCGTGCATCTTCGTGACTGTTCGGGTCCCAGCCATAGTCCTTGATACTGGTGAGAAACCGGCCATCTGCCTGCTGCTGCACGCGTCGAGACAGGCCATTAAGCATATTGTTAACGGATGTCGGAAGACCCGGGAGATTAAGACCGCCCAACTCATCAATATAGCCATATGCAGCCTTATCAGCGGAGCTCAGCGTATTGAGAAATGGTCCCGGGACAGGATGAACCTGAGCCAGCAGATCCTGCAGCGGAAAATCAGTTAGAGGGATGCGAATTTTCCCTTCAGCATCAGTGATGATAAGCTGCAGGCCGTCTTTATCCGTAGCTGAATGAAGGTTCGTAGTGTTATCCTTCCCGCTACGCGATGCCATCTCCTGAATACTTTCGCTCATACCAGCAATAAATATCTCACCCGATTCAGTCTGAAGAGACGTGACTTCATTATCAGGTGTTACAGTTTTAATCAGGCTCGAATCTTCGTCATGCCCAATAGAATTGCTGATCAATTTCTCTGATGGCGTGGTGGCTACAATCGTGGCCACTCCTGAAATATTCCTGTAATAAATGAAAGCAATTTCACTATCCTCTCCCTGTGGGACTCGGAAATACTGCCCATCAGTTGTGCCAGCGAGGCCACTTTCTTCATCAGGAAAAGTAAAACTCGCGGTATCAAGAGATGCAACGATGTCATCAAATCCCTGCTCTATGGCATGCCAGGTTTTGTGCTCATTACCAAGACGATCTTCATAAGTCATGTCCGTCGTGGTTGTCATCGCCTTGTCCAGCATCGCCCCGGCATAAACTGCATCACGAATATCTGTGCTCGGCACTTCATTGTTGGTCGGGGTAGGTAGTGGTACTTGTGCCATTGTGCATGTCGCCCTATATAAAAGGCGCACGAAGCCCTCAGAAGCAAATCTGATGGTGTGCGCGAAGGTTGGTAATTACTGCTGTGTGTTACGGATAAATAGAGTCTGAATACTCAGTGAGTGAGAGAGTTTGAGTATCGTCACCGTTGGGTTTAGCGCTGTCTACGCGCCAGATTGTGGAGTTAAGTTCCGAGTCGGTAGCGATGAAATACCGGCTAGGGTTTTGCACCGTAGAGCGGTCATAAATGTTGAGATCGAAGGTATCAGCTGCAGCCTGGAATGCCTTGGCTTTGCCGCTTACCGGATAAGCCCTCCAACGACCGCGGTAATTGCCCAGACTGTCGGTCATCACCACCCACATATCCCCGAGTGAGAAGTCGATACGCTCTGACGTCGAGAACACATCCCCGGATCGACCGTTGATATAACCCGTCTGCTGCGCGTTGTCGTACAGGTCAGGGCATTGAACGACCGTACCTCGCACTACCTGCGTCTCTTCCAGCACTTTCACCGTCATTGTCAGGCGCGAGTAAAGGATTTTCCTCGCCTCAAGCCACGCCCGGTCTGCTGCCTGGGTAGCGTTGCGGCAGCCGTCAAGGCTGATCTGCATCGCGTTAACAGTCGCGTCCTCAACCTCAGTGATTCCGCTGCTGTCGATCTGCAGGTATATGTACGCCTTCTTGTTCGTCAGCGGGTCGACGTAGTCCAGCGCCACGCCGTCGTAACCACCGGGGAGAGACATTTGCCAGGCGACTTTGTACTCGTCCCAGAACATGTTTGAGCGCGCAAAAACCGCATCCGGATTTGTCACTTTCTCATCGCGCCAGAACGTCAGCACATCGCCGATGTTATTGCCGTCAACGCGGGCCACATTGGCGATCGTCGCTATGCGCTCACCCAGCGGCTGTTTCTCATCCGAGAATGTGTAATCGAAATACCCAAGCTGAGCATCTGAGAGAGAATCAGCGATCGCGTAGAGTGCGACGATATCCAGGCTGCCTACGTCCTGCTTACCGACAACCACCCATTCGTGAAGGATAGCGTCGGCAAATGAACGACTCGGACGCAGCGTGTAATCGACCGCGCCGGTCGTCCGGTCGTAGCTGATTGTATGCCGCTGCGCCAGCATGTTGTACTTTTGCTCGCGGTTTGAGTTGCTGTCGTTCGAGCCTTTGATCGTGATGCGGGCAATCGTGTCTTCCGGATAAACGACGTTTTCCCGCACGTTCACCGCATGGATTGCCATCAGCGTTACGACGTTGGCATCGTTGCTGTTGTCCAGGCGCTCGATGGTCACCGCATAGCGCCCCGCCCCGGCAGCCGGGATGAATTTATGCGTTGTGCGGAAATATCTGGTCGTCACCTGGAAATCGTTGTCGAAGAAGTAATCGAACTGTTCTGACGTCCCCGGCACTTGATTATTGTCGTCATCAACCTGCCAGAATTTAATCCGGTATTGCGTTGTGCCGGCCGTCGCGCCGAGCTGAACCAACACATGCACCCAGACCTGCGTCGAGACGATCGGCGACACTGATGGACCGATAACCAGCGGGGTCTGGTCATTCAGTGTGAACAGCGTCGAGTTGATGACAGCATTTCCCGGCAGCGACGTGATTTCTCCAGAGAGTTCGCCGATATAAAACGTCGTGTACGACAGCGTATCTTCGCCGATAAAGCTCTCCGAGGAGATGATATTCCCGGCGCCGGTGACGTTTCGAGTAACGCTTGTGCCGCCGTCGTTCCATGTGGCATTGATGACGAACGTAACCGGGTGCGGCACCGCCAGTGCTGCAAAGTAGGCAAAGTTATCGTCGTTCGACAGAACAACAGCCTTGAGCTGATTACTTTCGATCGCCACCGATGTCGGCGCCGTAGTGGTCGCAGTCTGGGCCGGAAAGTCCTGGCTTTCGTTCAGGCCGGGGACTGTCTCGTTATCCACGTCATCAAACTGATACCCGACCTCAATTGTGCCGATAACGTCGCCCGGGTTATAAATCGCAGAACTCGCGCCCGCCAGGCTGCCGAGGTTCGATTCTGAATAGCGGATCGAGGAAATGGTGTACCGGCCGTAACCGACTTCAAACCACTCCGTAAGCTGTTTGTTATTGTCGACGAACTCAAACAGTGCTTCCTGAATTAGGTCAGGAAAGACGCGGCACTGGCCGTAAATGTTAGGGCGCCCCTTGTATAGCCTCGCCCGGTTGGTTTGACCGGTCAGGTCGTTATTGGGGGATTCACCAGTTGCCACTGATACCGAAGCGCTGGGTTTGTTTGACAGGCCGAAGACCTTCAGCGCACCGGACAGAATTTTTGATACCGGACGCAATATTGTGGTGACCAGTTTTCCGACTCCACCCTCCGGCTGGTCGAATACCGCCACGACGTCACCAGCACTCAGTGGCCGACTGATATCGTAGTCGTCCGGCAGCGCGCGGCCATTCAGTTTAACGACCACATCGCGGTGTAACTGCAGAGAATCCAAAAGGCTCACCAGTGCGGTTCCGGTCTCTACCGTTCCTGACTGCTTCGGCGCGCCGGGCAACCTCTGTAACTCATATCGAACCATGCACCATGTACTCCACTTTGCTGTAAACCTTCAGTAAGGCCAGCGGGCTGTCGCAGCGTACGAAACCGAATTCGCCGCGGGCATGCAGGCATTTCACCGGGCTGATCATTACCCCGATATGCGCCGGCACTTCGCCGCGGTAAAAAACGGCGATGCATCCGGTGGCCGCCACCGGCACACACCGCCAGTGGGCGCGCTCCTGTTCGTAGCAGGTGATGAAATCCGCGCCCGATTCGTAGCCGGCGATGTGATGCAGCTCCAGTCCGAGCACATGCCGGTAATACAGAACCACCAGGCCCCAGCAGTCCATCTGCTCAAAACTGCAGGCGCGGTTAGCCCATGGCTTGCCGTTAACAAGCCCGATAAATTCGCTCTGTGTCATACGGTGATTAGCCCAGGATAGTCTTTCGTGGTGTAAATGATGGAGTTGGCCAGCGTCAGCGGATTGGTCTTGCCGGCAGTCACGGTGACATTGCTAGCATCGGCGGAAATGTCGTTCACGTAAAGTGTCCAATCTTTCAGGGATGATGCATCACCGATCGCATTCCACTGCTGATACAGGCACTTTATCGGCGTCATGCGCGCCGCCCCGCGCCAGCTTTTAAGCGTCTGTCTGACGTGCTCCGTCGCGGCGACAAACGTTATGGTCATTGATATAACTGCCGTTCCGTCCTGCGCCGGCTCGGTCACGCTGAACCGCGCAGGCTCGAACGAGTTTCCGCCAAACGTCGCAGGGCGGAACAGGTTGTTCACAACCCGGTAATAACCAAACGCAGGATGATAAAACTCCACCGTCTGTTTGATGTCGCTCGCCGGCCGGCGCTCCTTCCACTCTCTCAATGTCGGCATCAGTCGGCCCTCGGCATAACAGCAGTAACCAGGTAATCCAGCCAGTAGCCGTAGTTCTCTGGCGCCTCGACGATCCAGTCGTCGTAGTCCTCGGTGATGTCCTCGATACCGTTACAGATGACGCTGGCGGTCCAGGTGACGATATTGCCGTTCTTGCTGGTCTGTACCGGCATGCTGATGAAATGCAGCGTCTGCAGCTGCACGCCCTGCGTATCGCCGAGATCAATCCGCATCTGGAACCAGTTACGGCCACGGTCGCAGTACGTCGGTGAGCGGAGCCACGACTTAAATCGCTCGGCCTGCTGCAGCGTGAATTTCCACTGCAGCGACCAGGTCGATTTCAGGTCAGTGGTTAGCGGCGTGAAGATAACGGGGCCGACTGCCGGCGTCGTCGTCTGCCAGGCCGTATCCTGCGTCATGTTCTGGTCTGCGCGCTGAGGAAGCGGCAGCATATCCGGGTATGAAACTGTTGCCACGTTTCCTCCGGGCATAAAAAAAGCCGCGGCTGCGGCACTGATCGAATATCAGGATGTTGCTAAATGTGTACCACTGTTACTGTGTGTTTTTCACACAGAGAAAGGATGGGGTATATGTCAGAGAAATTCAGAGTCAAACTCTCCTGCCCTGATTGCGGCAGTGAGCAATTCATATTTAGCGCCGAACCGCACACCATAGACAATGTCGAGTCCTGTGCCTCCTGCGGAAGGGCTATCAGCAAAAACGATGTCTTTCGCCACGGCAAGGATTTCCTCGTAGATACGCTCAGGGACAGACTGAAGGGAACCAAATTTAAGCTCAAGTAAGGAGATTAGGCTATCAAGTTGCGATTGAGCCTCGCTGGTGTCGACCGATATGGATGCCAGCAATTTTTTATCTTCCATTTATCTACTCCATTAAAAAACCCGCCGGAGCGGGTTGATTTAGTAAGCGCCGTTAGCTTTTACAGAAAGCCCGAACCGGTCTTTGATGCCTGATGTCATCGGGCCGCCACGGTCAAGATCGTTTAAGAACGCATCAACTGTCACCACATTACCTTCCTGCATTGCCTGCGCCTCAAAGGAGTGCTGTCCGCCGGATGTTTGGTCATAGAACTGGACGTTTACCGATATAGATTTCGACGATTGCGAACCGGTTGATCCGTTGCCGCCATTGTTCTGGCTCTGATATTCGCTACCAGTAGAGGCCTTCTTGATGCTCGGCGAGCCGCTTGTCACATCCTTGTTGCTGAATACCTTTCCACCATCACCCGGTATCATGAACAGGCCTTTGCTGGTCTGCATGAGCTCCGGAAGGTTTCCTTCGCCTACAGGGTAAATATTGCCGGATGATACCGGGCCTCCATTCTTACGGCCGCCACTATAGTTTATTCCGCTTATGGCGCTAACTATCTGCGTGCCAGCAGACAATGCTTGCGCTATAGCAGGAATATTGGCGGGCCACGGGATAGCCATGGCATTACTGATAGCGGTCTGAAGATTCAAGGACGCCTGTGCAATCGCAAACCCTTTACTAATAGCGAAAAGCGCTTGATATGCCGCACTCGACTTCCCTGCTGCTTGACCTATCGCATCCGCCAGGGAGCCAGCAAAATTCGACGATTCTCCTAAAAGAGAACTCACATTCTGCTGATAGGTCTGTTGCTCCTGCAGAAGGATGGCCTGACGTTGGTATGAGGCCTGCTGCATGATTGCAGTTTTAGCGTCCTCGTACAGTTGGGTGTTTTGCTTATCAATTTCCTGGTACTTAGCTAGGGCCTCAAGTTTTTGTTGCTCCTGCAAATTAATCTGTGCCAGTGGATCAACTGCCTGTCCAGTTGAAGGGTCAACAGTAGTTTGCGCGGAAGCTATCTCCTGCTTGGCGTACTTCTGTCCCTGCTCAGCCTCTTTGCGCTTCTGAATGGATAGCGCAGCACGTTCATTTGCTTCACCAAGCGCTCTTGCCTCATTCAGTTGCTTCTGCGTTGCTCCGCTTCCAAGTGATTGCTCGGCACGCAAGCCAGCTTCCTGGATGCGGCGCTTTTCGGCAGACTCCGTGGATAGATCCTGTGCTGCTCGTAGCTTATCGAGCTTCTGCGCTACCGATTCTGCAGCGGTGGCAGAACGCTTATCCTGCTGCTCACTCTTCCTTTGCGCCTCCTTGCGCGCCTCTTCAGATTTTTGCAGATCAAAGTTTTCCCCCGCCAGATCGCCAGCTTTTGATATCTGATTTGGGTTGTCAGTAACCTTTGCCGCCTGCATCCTGGCTTTTGTTACTGCTCTTTGGCGTTCATCCTGAATTTTCAGTAACTCGTTCTGCTCTTCGAGGTTGAGAATTACTTTGTCGCCATCAGCAGTAGGAGGAGAAACCTGCAGCGCTTTGGGGTTGAAGTTTTGTCCAGCCTGATTTGCTCGGTTTATTTCATCAGCAGTGTTACCGAAAGCCTTCGCAACCGCGCTCTGCACCTGCTCAAGTGACCAACCCTTTTGGATCAGCCCATCATGCACACCCATTGAAGTGAGCATGTTGTTTGTTAATGTTCTGTTGGCTTCAGCCGCAGTTTCCTGAGTTTGCGCCAACTTATCTTGAGCGTTGGCAAGATCCCTTGATTTCTTGGCTAACTGGTCAGAAACCTCAGCCTGCTGACGGGCAAAATCAGATCCTTGGCCCAATGATTCAGCTACAGCTTGAGCTTCTGGGGTGAAATTACGATATCTAGAACTTAAAGAGTCAACCTCCGCCTGCAGATCGGAAATTTCATCTTTCTGCGCTCTAATAGACTCGTTAGCATCGGCGATGGTGCCCCTGAGTTGGGTATTATTCATCGCCTTCATTGAGGCGTTTACTTTGTCCAGACTATCGGCAAAGCGGAGCGCCTCCTCTCTGGCTTGTTGAGCTTTCTGCCAGAAGTAGAAAATGGCTGATGCTGCCAGCATGGCAGCGCCACCAGGACCACCAATCAAAGAAAGCGCTCCACGCGCAAGGCCTATACCTACCGAGGCAGCACTTGCTGCAGTTGCTGCTCGTGCAGATGCCGCGGCTTGTGCAGTTTCTGCCTGCGCCAAAGACAATGATGCTGCACTTGCTCTTGATTTAGCTGCAATTAATGCATCCAGCGCAAGCATTTCAGCTGCACTACCCTTGGCCACATTATATTCTGCCTGCGCTAAGGCAAGGGAGGACAAAGCCGCCTCTTTGTCTGCAACCGCCTTTCTCTTCACTGACGTAGCAGCTATTAGCGCAGACTGAGCGGCCTGGGCATTGGCAGTGGCCTGACGCTGGGCCGCCAAAGCAGACTGGATCTGAGAGGCAGCAGACATTGTCAATGCGCCGACATAGCGGCTTCCCATAATTGCTGCTGCAGCAGTTAATGCAGCGCTCAGGACGCCTATGTTTTCACTTGCAGTCACAACTGCATCATTAAAAATAGCGGCGCCAGTTTTTACGGTAGAGTTTTCGCCAAAGAATTTAGTTACGTTGTTACCAGCAACCTGCAGTGCCTGGCTGATCGTCGTCGTGGTATTGGCAAATTCTTTTCCTATCGCCGTGCCCTGAGAAAGCAGTCCATTTACCACCACATCGGTGGTCAACTTCCCTTGCGCAGCCATCGCGCGCAGTTCGCCAATACCAACCCCCAAAGAATCAGCCAGGGCAACCATGAGGCGGCTACCCTGCTCAGCAACTGAGTTGAATTCTTCACCCCTCAGCACGCCAGAGGCTATCCCCTGTGATAGTTGGATGATGGCATTTTCAGCCTCTTGTGCTGTTGCGCCAGAAACGACAAAACCTTGGTTAATTATCGTGGTGAGTTTTGCCAAATCTTCTGCTGATGTATTGTACTGCCGCGTTCCTCTTTCCAGTCTTGCGTACAGTGTGGCGGTTGCATCAAGGCTACTTCTTGTTGACTGAGTGACATCAAAAACACGCTGCGTAACATCTGCTAACTGCTCTGTGGGCCTTACTGAGTTTGATAGCTTGTTATTTACTGTTGCCCAAGCATCGGCATATTCTGAAACCTGCTTCACAGAAAGAGCGGCAGCCAAAGCAACAGCCACGCCTGACAGGCTGGACATAGAACGCTCAGTGTTGTTCACGGCGCGTGCAGTGCCGTCGAAACCGCGCTCCATCATATCCAGGCGCTGATTAACGCGCTGCTGTGCAACGAGAAGCCCTTGTACATCCATCTCAATGTCGTAATAAATTCCGCCAGCGCTCTCAGCCATTTACTTTTCTCCGGGCAATAAAAAACCCCGCCAGAGCGAGGTTTATGTGACCTATAAATACTTTGTAGGTAGTTAATCATATCTAAAAAATGAAAGCATAGACGTTTTGCTACCTCTCTTACACGCAAGCGTCGTAACAGAATCTTCACCATACGTAGCAGTAGTGAATTCATCCTTTTTGTTCACCTCTGTGACGGTGATTTTCCCATCCTCAGAGCTTTTATTTGCTACTTTTTTGCATATATCAAATTTAGGCATATCCATAGGAACTTCTGATGTTTTTGTGCGCTTTGGTGGTTTTCCAGAATCAATCATCTCTCTAATCTCAGAGATAAGATAAGTTTTCCTGCCGACGAATGGATTATCTTTACTATCAAACTCAAGTACATGCTCGCCATTTTGGTAAATAGTCAATTCAATTAAAATTGATTTTGCCTTTTTTATTTTTCTTAAATCTTCTGTATTAATTGAACCAACGACCATATCTGAGCTTCCATCTTTAGGATGAGATCCAATAAGCCGAAATGCTTTTTCATCATCCACTCTAACTAATAATCCGCATCCATCTTGTTCGCAAATTATTTGTCCCTTCTCTACTGCAACAACAAATTCATTATTTTCACCTCTAAGACTTCGCAATGAAAACGTTGCATTTTGTTTTCCCTCATAAGGAGGCTGAAGAGATAAAGCATTGCTACTTACGACGGTTGCGATCTCATCGCTACCTCTCCCCATTTTGTCTTGAGTAACTTCGTGCTTCCATTCGGCATGAGCCACGCCTGAAAGTCCAATTAACGCCGCTAAAATCACCTTTTTCATATCCCTATCCCCATCAGTAAATGATGCGGCAATCGTAGCAGAGGGGAAGCGATACGACAAAACCACCTGATCGTTTATCAGGATGTTCGGCGGTGAGCTTCCAGGGTAGGTTGGATGGGAAACCCGAAACAAGGAATCAACATGGATAAGTTTGACCGCACCATCCAACGAGAGCTACTCCAACGTCTCTGCGACATTTACCCAGAATCTGCCGATAGTAGCTTCTCCAAGGAGTTTTCAGAAAAATTTGGAGGCATTAATATCTTTACTGCCAACTTACTTTATCTTGCTGGTCACGGACTCATTGATATAATGACTTAGCAATGAAATAGGCCGACGACTGCCATCTGTAATGGACTCTTTCACGAAAATCACCAGCAAAGGCATAGATTTCATTCGCGATGACGGTGGTTTGGGCGCCATCCTGAACGTACAGACCATTAAGTTCCACCGGGATGCTGTAGTCGTACTCGAAGACCTCATCGCGATTTCGAACTTGAACAGTGAGCAGAAGGAAAAAGCCAAATCAACACTCGGCGAAATGTCTACGGAAGCCCTTAAAACCGTGGTACAGACAGCAACTGCAGCCCTTCTCACCTTGTAGATAAGAGACATAAACCTGCCAGAGGGCGGGTTTAGATGTATTTAAGCGAATAAGTATTTCGCAATCGCCAGTGCCATACCAGTTGTGGCGATAATCGTAGCCGCGATCCACTTCGTCTGAATGCCAATCTCTTTATGCAAATCCTCTCTGGTTGCATAGTTAGATTTGATAACAGCGATATCTACCTTCAGAGAGGTCAGATCCTGCTCTAACTTATCGACACGTTTTTCAAGCATTGATTCTTCCCCACCAGGTCCACCACCGCCATGTTTTGGCACTTTTGGAAATGGACGTACAACATCATCGTGGACTGTGTTATTCATCTTTATCCTCTACCCATTTTAGCACTGGGTAGACTGCAAAATGAGCAGTATAGCCGCACGTGTTACATATCAATCGATACTGGTAATGGGCTAAGGAATGTGGGGTACCACCCGCAATCAGCTTTACATAATCAATGTATGTACGCCGAGAGGCCCCATCTGGGCCAACAGTCATCACATCAACCTGAGGCGTACCAATATCATTACTACCACATACAGGGCAGTATTCAGAATTAACGCCCTTTTTAGAAAGAAACTCAGCAAACAACTCAGGCGAAACCTTCTGGAGTCTATCCTGTAGTGATAGCTGTAATTGCTGTTGCCGTTCCTGTTCTTTATCCATGCATACCATCACCCATAACTTTTTTAATAATTTAGCATGCGATAAATTAAGGCGTTACTGGGAATGTATACATTATTGAGGTGTTCTTACAGCCTCAGCGCCCATCATCGCCTGCCAGCGGCGATCGTCTTCGTCCATGACCGTGTCGTACTCTTCGCGCGTGAAGCCGTTCTGATTGGGGTATTTGGCGTTAATCATCATGGCGAACTCTGTCATCGTGAGGTTCTCGGCCTCTTCCCGGCTTATGCCGAAATGGTTGCGGGCTGCCATGATGTAGTCGGCGGCTCGGAATTCTGCGGTTGTCTCGTTCGTTTCGTAACGCTGCAGCTTGCGCACCTTCGCTTTGCCGATGATGCCGTGCATCATCAGGTTTTGCGCGACGATGACCATACTTTCCGGTGGCATACTACCCTGGCGCCAGACAAAGCCACGCTTTCGTGATTTTGCAGGCTTCATCCAGCCAACCAGATCGCCGATATCGTCGTCACAGCAGGCTGTCAGTACCGTGTGAGCAGCCATGATTGCTTTGCGTGACAGGAGACCGCTTTGCATAAACCGCAGGACACAATCAGGAAGGCGGCTGTACTCATCGCGGATATAGGCCTCAGCCGCGCGCTGCGCGAATGGAGTCGTCTCGTCATTGCACAGGTCATAGAACGCCTGAACAATCTCATCGGGCTCTCCGATGCGCGCCATGTTGCGAAACGACGGCCGGAAAAAAAATTCCCGGTCACCGGTACCGATAACGCATTCGCCTAATTCTTTAATCGGGGTCATAGTCGCTCCATAAACAGTATCAAGGGCGCCGGCACGCCCTTTGTACTATTCACGAAACAGCCAGGTAGTTAGCTGATCGTGACCGTGCACGCAACGGACGTGATTTTCACAGGCGTTGATGCAGAATCGGTGACCTCACAGGTATAAACCCCGGCATCACCGGAAACAGCGCTGGCCTTGTTGAAGGTCGCCGTTGTTTGCCCGCTGACGACAGAGCCGTCTTTCTTCCACACATAGGCGTAAGGCGAGGTGCCGCCATCGACCGCTACCGACATGTTAAGGGCTGAGCCAGCGGCTACTGTCTTGGTTGCTGTCAGGTTCGTGGTGAATGCCAGCGCCGGGCCAGCCACCTCAAACACGACAGTGTCAGCATCGTAGACTTTCCACTCACCGGAGAAGGTGGAAATGTCGGACGTACCGAAATCACCAGACCATGAGGTTGTGTTGAAATAACCCATGATATAAGTGCCGGCGTCTTCACCAGTAAAGTCGAAGCGTACCCACAGCGTCGGCTGGCGACCGGCCTGCACTTCATCGAAAATATATTTCGAGATAGTAATGGCACCGATCTCAGTCGTTTTATCCTGCTTACGGAATTCACCTTCACCGGAGATGGTGAAATCCATGTTGTTGACCAGGTTCTCGACCAGACCTTTCGTATCGTCAGCCTCAGAGGTGACGGTGTTCATGGAGTAGTCGAACCCTTTCGTTGTCAGCGCGCCCAGGCGTTTCCATTCGGAAAGGTCCGGAACGGTATCAGCACAGCCAAAAGCCATGCGTAGCACGGCCACCTTACCAATCAGCTTGCCGGTATCATTAGCACAGCCTTGCATGTGTACCTCTCAAAAAAAAAGGCCGCCAGATGGCAGCCTGATGGTTGATTCTGGCGATTATTCGCCGTATGTGCAGGAGATGAGTAGCCGGGTGACTAATCGGCCCTCTTCGGTTGGTATAGCAGCCGGGACATTACCGACAAGCCGCAGCGCGCCGACGCATTCATCGGCACCAGATTGCGTGCTGATATACTCGACGATAGCGTTCACCGCGGCGTCAGCAGCATCAGGATTCGATTTCGATGAGACGACATCAACCATCACATACCAGTCGCCGCCGCGGTCGTATTCGATATTCGTACCGCCAGAAGGCCTGAACACGATGAACTGATCGGCATCCTTTCCGGTGTCGCGCCATAGCCGCCATTGCACCTTAAAGTCAGCCGTTAGCCCTTCAGCCACAAACAGGTCTTTGAGGCGCATATACATAGCCGGGGTCATAGCGAAAGCTCCTTCTTAACCGCCGTATCAATCTGGCTGCGGGTATCCTCGAAGCCTTTCGTTAAGAACTCTTTCTGCGCAGTCGCTCGCCTGAAGGTCTGCTTCACCTCCGGGTCGTGAACAAACACCGCATAGTTAGCCGTATAGCCAGCACGCCCTGTAATACGAACTCCATTGACGATAATTTCACGGAATTGGCTATTTATCAGGGTGGACGTATCTATTGCGGTGTAAATAGCGGCCTGAGCACTGCCAATCAGCAAAGCCGACTGCAACGCGCGCACCACTTTGCGTCCCTGCACGTCCTTAATGATACGGTCGAGATTGGCCTTAGCCTGGCGGATGCCGCGTACTTTAGCGCCCATAATCAGACTCCCGTAATCAGTGCGAAATCGTCCGCCAGTCGCTCGAACGTATCTGCGAACTGGGCGATCTGCCGAATCTCATCAGCTTCATCTGGCGGCGCCGCATCGGTTGATGCGCCAATCAGGATATAATCCCCATCCCTCGCCGCGGCGTACTCGGTCCAAATCGTGTTTTTAACCACGATTTCCCGGCCAAGGTCGCCGATTTTCGCAGAGAGACCGCCCTGGTAGTCGCAGAGAATGGCGATCGGCACTTCCCATCCGTACGGCTGACCTCCGCCGTCGGTATCGCTACCGTCGGCATCGCGTATGCGCCGCCAGATTGTCGCTGTTGCTGTGTATGACCAATTGGCTACCGATGACATCAGTCATCCCTCCATCGCAGCACAGCGGCGCCTGTGGCGCGTATGCGGTCGCAGTTAATGAACCACTCGCCGTCGCTTTTCACATATGCTGTGGTTTGCTGGCCGGCATCGGTGATCACCCACACCCGGGTAAACGTCCGCGGCAGCCGTTGCTGAACAGAAATCCACGCCATTAGCAGCCCCCGACCACCATAAACAGGCCCACGCTGTTACCAGCGCTTATCGGCAGTTCACCGGTGCAGCCGCTGGTATCAAGCCGGGACAGCGAGTCACGCAACCAGGTGATACTGTCATCGCCATATTCAAACGAACGGGACGCGCCAGATGGTGCCCCCTGCGATTTTATTCGCCGGGCGCCGGAAGATGTCGCCATGAGCGCTGCGGCATACATCAGGATGAGCTTTGCCGTGCAGTCGTCATATCCCGCGCCATCGAGGCACGGGATAATCTTGTTCACCATGCAAAGGATCGGGTCCAGCAGCGCGCCGGGAATGGAATAACCCAATTCACCGAGGAACGCCTGCACGTCTGCCGCTGTGATTGGGTCAGCCATGGTTATTTCGCCTTCTTCGATTTGCTGGCAGATTCTTCCTGCTGCTCTGCCTGCTCTGCCTGCTCTGCCTGCTCTGCCTGCTCTGCAGCATCATCGCCTAGCGTAGCCACTTCCAGCGCCTGATCCTCATCACTAATGATTTCGACCAGACCGGCAGACGCCCAACGCTTAGCGACATCACCGCTTACCGAAACCTGCGCGCCAACCTCCAACTTCTGGAGATTGGCACCGGAAAGCAGGTTGTCTCGAACCACTTTTACCAGTGCCATAAATGCCCCTTAGCTGTGCGCGTAGATTACGGATTTGCGATTGTTGATGTCGGTCTTAACCATCAGGCCCATCGCACCCCAGGTACGCCAGACGTAGTCGCTGTTGTAGAACTGGCGTGGGTCAGCAACGGTGCCGACCGCCTGGCCGACAATCGGAGCGATAACGCCGGCGGTAAGCGGGACAATCAGGATCTGGTTACCGGTCAGCTGCGCATCTTCTTTGATGGCAGCAATACCGGAGAGCTTCAACAGCTCCAGCAGAATGGTGTCGGACTGGTAGTTATCGCTGAAGTAGCGTTCAAGGTTGGTGATGATCTGACCGGAAACATACCAGGTCTGCTGCGCATACTGCAGGTTGGTAAGCTTCATCACGTCACGCAGTGCGATAGCCGCGTTGCGGATTTGCTCCGCCGTTGCGCTTGCGCTGGTGAAGTCGATATTCAGGCCAGACGCACTGAGATCGACAATCTGTACCCGCTCATCGGCTTTCACCCCCTTCCAGGTCTTGCCATCAAAGGCGATATAGTTGCCAGCGGAATCTCGGAAGCCATTGAAGACGTAATCCACGTACTGACGACGAACATCATCAACAGAGCCGCGCTGAGCGTCGGCCAGAGAAGCCAAAGCGGAGCCTTTGTTGAAAATCGGGTCACGCCATTGGAATTTGAATCCAGAATCGTGGATCGGAACCATCGTACCGTCGAAGGTGTACGCGCGCGCATCCAGCGCCGCACCGATCTGGCCGGACATGGAGGTGTGCGCCCAGCCGCGGCCGCCGGTGCGAGCATACTCATACACTGACTCTTCAAGACGGACAGAGCGGGATAGCGGGATGAGATCGTTAAGCAGAGTAAACTCAGTGGCGGGCTCAAACTCAGCCAGTACGGTCTGGTCGTAAGCACGATACAGGCGACGGATGTCGTCGACGGCATTCGTCGCGTCCAGCGCTGGTGTGTTTGCCGCATCACCACGCCAGCGGGTGCGGGATACGAAATCAGCTACTGCCTGAGCACTCATGTTGCGAGCCAGTTGCAGCTCATTGAACTGTGCCTGGTTCGCTTCGAGATTGCCCGTCTCAGTCGCGCGTCGGGTGGAAAATACAAACATTCAGTCTCTCCTTACTTGAACACGACGCGAACCAGATCGCCTGCTGCGGCGGTCAGGGACTTGTCTTCTTCGACATATGCAAAGATGGTTTCATCTGCTGCCAGTGCTTTAATGCGGCCATTAGCCACAGAAACCGGCTGACCCTTGGTGTAGGTACCAGCGGCAGCGCGAACGTTGAGGAAAACGCCCGGCGTTGGCTGGATGTTTACCACCCAGTCACCTATTGCGTAGGCATCGTCAACCGTTTTGCAGCGTAGGTAGTCGTAGTTAGCAACGTAAAGAATCGCGTCTTCAGTGCCATCAACAGACGGTGTCGGCTTGGCTGCGCTGAAAAAGATAACGGTGCCCGGCATAAACGCTGCGGCCGCAGAACCTTCACGATTAAGTTGCGGGTTAGGGAAAATTCCGCCCGCGTGAATTACGTGTTTCCCGTCTTTAGCCATTTTTTACTCCGGCATGTCGCTGAATGAATCGTTGTTGTTGACCTGGCGGAATGCACCATTCAGGCCGGTAGAGGTCTGGCACTGAGCAAACAGGCCATCAAGGGCGACACCGTCAAGAGCGTTTACAGCGAGGTCATCCAGGCCAAACTTCGCTTTAACAGCCACGCGCTTTTCGCCTTTCTCTTTGTCGGCGTTAGCGTTCAGGCTGTTAACGACGGTGTCCACGCGATCGGCGAGTTTCTGCGCCCAGGCAGGCATCTCTTCGTTATTGGCAGCCTGCTCTTTCTTCTTGGGCTTGCCGGTGGCGGGGTCGATTTCGTCTTCACCTGCTTTCTTGGCGGCGGCTTCATCGGCCTTCATCTGGTTGTAAGCATCCATCAGCTCGGCGTCGGACTTGCCGTCAGTCGGCTTACCCGCGGCTTGCAGCGCATTGATAATCAGTTCTTTCATCGGATCGTTCTCTCCGTTGGTTTTAATCTCGTACTCAATGGGTTTGCGCACGACTTCTACAGGTTCGCCGACGAACACGGCTTTGCCGTCGTCATCGATGAGATACTTCTGTTTGAAATACTTGGCTTCATCGCGGTAGATGAAGTTGTCCGGCCATACCGATTCGGGCCAGAGCCACTTATCATCAGCACGGCCTTCGTGAAGCTTGTCGCTGATGGCGCGCTGGATATCGTCGAAAGAGAAATTCGAGGCGTTGGTAAAGAAGAACCTCGTTTTGTTGAGTAGGCCCTCGCGGGTGCAATCTGCGGCGTCAGAGAGCAGAGCAACCTCAATCTCTACCTCTTCGCCTTCGGAGTTCACGAAAATGCCTACGCCCTCAGATGGCGTTCCAGCGCCAGGCTCATCGAGCAGCACCGCCACATGGTCAAACATCATGTTGGTGGCGATCTCGTTGTACTTCTTGCCCTTCGACTCGCCATTAGCGGCAATGCCGGAATACAAGAGCCCTGTAGAGATATGGATGGGTTCTGAGTTGGTACCGGCGATCATCTCATCAAGGCGATTAATCAGGCGCTTGCCCTTCTCGCTTGACTCGGCGTACTGGCGGTTAACGTACATATCGCCCGTCACTTTCCCATCTTTGTGGCTGACGTTCTGCAACCATGCGCCGACGTGATATTCATTCACCGCCCGGACATCCCGCGCCGACACATGCTTGCCGTCCACTTTCGGGTGGCCCAGCGGCATCGGGTTACGCTCGAGCGTGTTGTAGGCCTTTTCGATTTCTGCTGCCGGGTACAACTTCCGGTTCATCACAATATCGTCCACGACAGGCGTGATGCCGCGAACCACAATATGTGGCTTGCCGTCGATGGTTTCAGTGGTGATGTTTGAAGCGGAGTTGACGACGGTCAGCACGTTAACGCGGTTGCGTTTCATGCTGGGTCCTCGTTAGTGGATTTCAGGCAATAAAAAAGGCCGCACAAGCGGCCTATCACTAATTGATTATTTGAATTTTAACTCACTTTCAGCATCACGAACAATTGCTTCAATAATTTCTTCAATCTTAGAAGACATTGAGTCATATATTCTAAAGTCATGCTCCCCATCCTCGAAAGTTCTTCTTTCAGCTTCTTTATCTGCCTCAAAAAAACTCTTTAGCAATGTCCGGGAAGCTAAACTTAACGAAATTGGTGAAAAGGCATACATTCTGAGTAGTTGCGCCTTAATTTGGTGAAACTTATCCCAATCAACATTATCTTCAGGGAAAGAGTAGTTGTCGTTATTCTGTGCTATCCATTCTTTTTCGTAATATAACGACGCAGCCTTGTATATCTCGTTTATCTCAAAAAGATTATCAAGAACTGAATTGTATGCTACAAACTTTTTCTCCCACCATTTTTCCCGATAAAATCGATTCAAAGCAAAGTACGCAGTAAATCCTGCCGCAACGATTCCTGTTGCGATAGGAACAATCAATGATAGAAAAAAAGTACCGACCTCAGTCGCTGTTATACTGCTCATTGCCATCCCCAAAAGATTGTTCAGACGAACTTGATAATATCATCCTGAAGATGCAATCCAACCTTTCCGTTCTTTCGCCAATTTATCCGCCAGCCCTTTGTTGAATATGCTGCCGTCGTCGTTGAGCAGCACCGGAATCTGGCTGCAATAGCAGTTGTACCGGTTGCCGTTCTCGGCGTAGAAGTCCCGCACCTGCTCAGTGGTGTAGACCTTGCCGTGACGACTGGCGTGCCAGGTGCGCGTCGTTGGTTTTAGCGCCGACAGCCACAGCAGGCCTGTCTTCAGTCCCAGCCTATCCGCCGCCCAGTCCGTTTCGTTCCATTGAGCCTGGCGCAGTGCTCCGACCTGCTCAGTCTGCGCCATGTTCTTGGCGCGACTCATTGAGACGTCCAGGCGCTTGCTTATCACCTGCGCCGTCTCGCGCGGATTCACGCCCCGGCCAATGGCATCGGCTATAACGTTTGCGAGGTCGCCGCGAGCCCGGTCGCTTTCCAGTTTCCAGTCGCTATACGTACCGATGTAAGCGGCGGCGATCTGGTTCTGGTAGGCGGGGCTGGACAGCAGCATCTGCAGCGTTGTCTGGCTGGCGTAGACCGGAGACTGCTGAGACAGGTTGTTGAACGCTTCCAGCGTGCCGCGCTGCGCCTCTTTGGTGACATAGTCCATCGCCCAGAGGTTTTGCTCTCCACCTTCCAGCAGGTAATCGTCGAGAATAACCTGTACCGCTTCGAGCAGGTCGGCCAGTTCCTGCGCTGACATGTCGTAGATAAACTTGCCAGCGTTGACCTGGTAGAGCGTTGGCTCGTCGCCGTTAACGTGACACAGGAAGTGCCAGTTGTGGCTGTTAACCTCTCGTTCTCTACCGGTCAGACGTTGGTCGAAGAGCGATTTCAGAGCGCGCTTGATGCCGAGATACCGGTCCTCTATATCCCCGAACATCGCGGTAACCTGCTTCGCCGATCGCGTGGGGTCAACCTTACTGCGCGGAACTACCGGCGTCCCCACCTTCGTCTTTTGCTCCGGCGTCATCGGAAAGAGGATCATCGGTAGTTACCTTTTTATTTGGGTCAGGCGTCTTAACATCCTCACGCGGCTCAAGCTCCCCTGCTTCCCTGACCTCATTCTCATCGACAGCAGGCGTGCCGTACGCTTGCTGGGTATCCTTCGCGACCGAAGCCATTTCCTTCATGTTGGCAATCTTCTCTTTCTCGCTTGGAGCGAGCAGATCAGACCAGGTTAACGTGATTTCGCCAGATTTAGGTGGTTCGATAACTTCCACGGTCCATAGACGTTCGATTACAGCGGTTACACGGCCAGTCTGGAATCCAGCACGACGTCCATTACAACGCTTAGCAAAGTCGTTCTTATCTTGATCGGAGGCCAGACGGCCCGTTTGCTGACCAAACTGGATGGTGAATGGTATCTGAACTGAAGATGAGAACTGGTTAGCAGACACTGTCCACGTTGGACTCGGATCGGCAGCAGCGACAGAAAGGACTTTTGCCTCCCCATCTTGGGTTACCAGAGCTGAGTCTGTACCAGAATTTAACTTTTGTATTGCAGCATTCAGCGCTTCAGCAAGTCCAGAATATCCAGCCTTCTTGGCCTCTTCGACGATGGTCTTGAGATTGGTGTCTTTTGACATGTTAATGCCGAGCTGCCTGCTGGCGTTTTTCAGGAAGCCCTCGGCACTACCACCGGAGGTCTTTGCCATGTCGAGCAGATCGTTATAACCAGCACGCAAGAAAGGAATGCCAGCCAGCGAAGTCTCGTCTTCTGACCCTTCGCAAAACATGATGATGCGCTCAGGGTGGATCTTAATAGACCGCATCGGCCCGGAAATATTTCCGTTATCGCCGACCTGCTGTTCCTGGAAATAGTAGAACTTCGGCATGCCGTAGTCTGGAGACTTTTGGTCCTGCTCAAGATCACCGGGTTTAACCTGCGCTTCCCATGCGGGGATCATCTTGACCAGGCCGCGCTCGCGAGAATTTCGCATCACGCTGCGATCGACAGGCTCCCACCACGCCTTGCTGTCTGCAAACTGGAGGATAAGTGCTGAGTAATGCCCGACCAGGTTGCGCCGATCTGCATCCTTCACTTTCGCCCAATGCTTCTTCATGAGCTTGGTGACTTTCTTTTCCCACGGCGTCGACTTTTTCGACTTCTTCGTCTCATCGCCGTCGACGATCACCGGGGTATCAGTCCAGCATGCATCGAGCAACTTATGCACCGCGCCGAACGCCGCGCCGTTACGCTCATACATGTTGTAGAAGTGGTCGAAGTCGAGTCGCTCCGGGTAACCAAATTCGCACCACAGATGGTGACGCTTCGTGTTACCGGACTTCCCAAGCCCTGATGCATATAACTGGCGCGCGCGCCCAACCTCGTTAAGGCTGTTCACAATGAGCCCAGCGAGGACTTGCATTTCTGTAGTGTTACTCACTGAGTTTTCCTTATGTGAAGAAGATAGCACCAACCTGTTTATGGTTATTCTTTGCTACCGCAAAGTAGCGGAAGCCATCGGCGCCGTGTGATGTGAAGTCATGAAGTGGCTTATCTTTCCAGCAGCCGCGCTTGTCATCCCACTCCTTGCGATAGCCCTCAAGGTGGGAAATGCCTTCAGCGCATTTCTCTTCATCGAAAACACAGGATGGGAGAATTTCACGCACCGACTCAATGCCGGTATCAACACCGACTTTTGGCACCACCTGGAATGTCATGCTGTAAACCTGACCGTCGATTTCATACCCTTCCTGGGCGAGCTCCCTCCGCGATTTTGCATCTGCGCCAAATTCACGATTATCGATGTCGTGCGGCCCCCAGTGCTCGCCATACTCATATCCCCGGTCTTTCAGCACCTTCATGTAGTGTCTCAGGCCTTCGCCGGAGTTTTCGTAGTAGTCGATGATGTGAAACTCCTCTCCAACTTCGCGAACAAACCAGATGGCCGTGGAGTCGCCAACACCGATATCCCAGAACGTGTGAACCGGTAGGTGTGAGTTATCCGGGATTTTGCCGATCCGCTTGTTGGTGTAGAGCCAGCGGAATTGTTTGGCGTAGTACGCGCCCTCGACCGACTGCTGGAACGCCTCCGCCGGGATGGTCGGGTATTCGCGCTTCATGTCGTCGCCGAGCGTCTTTTCTTTGGCGTAATACCAGGCCTTCTGCCGTTCGTTAACGGCCACGCCGTGTTTCGCCACCATCTCAGCGAAGTATTCAATCAGGCGTGCCGGGAGCGGTTCTACCGGGTCGATGGCGTACTGTGGATTCTTCCACCAAGAGAAGAAGAAGAACTTCCAGTCGAGCGCGGACAGTGGCTTACCCTGCAGCAAGGCTTTCTCTGCCGTCTGGCAGTAATCGAAGAAGTAACCCGCCCGGCCCTCTGCGGTGCTCTCGATAGTAGCAAAGCATCCTGTCGATACCGCCTCAAATGCACCAGTGACGATTTCCCGGGCTTTATCCGGATACTTGGCGCATATCTTTCCGAACTCGGAGACGTGCAGATAACGCAGCGTGCCGCCACGAAATGAGGTACTGACGTAGAGTGATCCGCCCTTCTTAAAGACCAACTCACCGGCTGAGTCGTTACTCGCCGGGTTGGCTGCCTTTATCTCGGCCGGCAGCTTGTCGTAGGCATATTTTACCTTTTCCCGGAACAGGCGCTTTGCGTCGTTCAGTGTGTGGGCGATCAGCGCGCACTTTGCCGACTCGAACAGAGCAGCGTCGAGCTGGATGATACACACCTCTGTGGTAAATCCGAGCTGGCGAGCTTTCAGGATGATGTTGCGGGTATGAATCCCCTCGAAGTATTCCCGCTGCTCCGGCGTCATTCTGAAGCGAGTCGGCTTACCTTCTTTGTCGGTGATCCAGTAAAGATTGTTCAGCCGCCAGTCTTTATCAGCTAGCAGCTTGAGATGCTCAGGCTTCATTACGCCCCCTGAGACAAAGAATCCATCAGGTCAGAGAGTTGCTTAACAGAATTGTCGCCTTCCGGCCCGTCAATGTCATAGGCCTGGCGCTCAAGTCCGATCAGGTTCTTCAGCGCATCGCTCAGCGCCTTAACCGACTTAACGCGCTCCGGCATGCTGATGACCTTGTGGTAAATCTCATTGAGCTTGTCCTGGCCTTTGTCGTCGGGGTCTAACATCAACTCTCCGAGCTTCTCCAGTGCGGACACGTCTGCGCACTCTGCCCCAAGTTCATCAAACAGGGCATTTGTTATCTGCCTGGCTCGCTTAATGTCGCCGCGATGCTCCATGCGGACGTTGGCTATTACCTCTGCCGTCGCTTCAATGAGTACGCGTTCATTAAAAGTAACTTCACTGCGTACCTGTTTGCGTACCTCTGCTTTGCGTACCAGATCGTCAGCGCGTTCTTTCACCTTCGCATTCAGGTCGCGAGACCAGTCGTCACGCTTGGCACGCTTACGGATAGCGCCTTCGCTAATGCCGTGCTGCGATGCAATTTCTCGGAGAGACATCACCCCGGCCCGGTACGCCGTCTCGATGGCCTCCCAGTCGGGTTTGCTCATATCTTCCTCTGGTTTTTAAAGCCTTAAAAGTGGATATTACATTTGAACATCTAAATGATTGCGGTTGGGAGCCTTTAGCTTGTCATCAAGCCTAAAGCCTTTGAACAATAAATTAAGGAAGCTAAAAATGGCAATGATGTCCATCGATCGGAATTGCCCTCACTGCTTAAAAGAAAAAGCCGTGTTGACATTTATTAAAGAGGCGCATTTAAAACCTCGATTTTTCTCACTCGTTTTCCAATGCAACTCATGCTTCAGGCTTGTGATTGCCGAAGTTGAAACGACTGTTTACGGTGGTCCAGAGGCATATGCAAAAGGTCAGCTTTACCCTGTCATTGTCAATAACCACCCAGAATTCAAGGTTTCACGTTGTTATCCATCGCAAAAACCGATTGCAGCTCCAGAGTCCACACCGGAAAGGGCTGCCAAGTTTTTTATAGAAGCCAAAGAGGATTTTGCCAGAGGCCGTTATGAAACTAGCGCTATGAACTGCAGGAAAGTAATTGATATTGCTACAAAAACTCTTCACCTTGGAGATGAAGATAAGCTTGTTCGCCGTATATCTGCATTACGAGCAACAGGCTTGATTACTCAAGAAATGGCAGACTGGGCACATATCATACGGATTGATACAAATGGAGCCGTTCACTCTGATGAAGAATTCACAAAAGAGGAAGTAGATCAGCTTTTGAAATTTACCGAAGTATTCTTGACTTACTCTTTTACATTGCCTGCGATGGTTGCAACAAAGCGAGAAATCGAATAGCAATAATACGGCCTGAGTTACTGATCGCTTAGTCGATGAAAGCAGGCCGACAGGAGAATGAAGAGTATCAGCATAGCGTGTTACTTCTTGACGCTGTCCGGCATCACCGCACCAACAACGCCAGCCAGCGCCACACCACCAGCGATGACGGTTTCCTGAATTCCCGGAGGCATCTGATAGCCGAATACGCCAGCAATGACCAGGATGATGCCGCGCCAGGTGGACGGCTCTTTCAGCCGGTTAATGAGATAATTCATAGTTCCACTCTTTCCTTTACCCAACCATAGAGAAAATCTTCATTTGCCGCCCGAGCTTCAGCAAGCTCAAGATAGCGGGCGCCCTGGCTACAATTCAGCCCCTTCAGCAGCGTGGTTTCGCCATCTTTGCCACGAACAGCGAGATAACTTTTCAGGGCAGCGATGGTGATATTGCCAATTGCACCATCCGGCTTCAGGTCCGGATATAGCTTGCCCTGCATATTCAGAGCTGATAACCAGCGCTGCAGGAATGTACTGGCGACACGCGGCCCCATGTTCACGCCGGTATCACACAACTCCTGTGCAATGGCTGGCGACAGCTCGGCGATGCGGTCAAACTTCGGTTCAGTCCAGTATTGCGAGAGGTAAATGGCTTTGGCTGTATCCCGTGGTAACGCCTTCATATCGCCGCTATAGCCATATGCACGGGCGGTGGTCTGCGTGATGCCCCAACGCGTAGGGCCGCCTTTATCATTCGGGTTATTTACGTAACCCCCTTCTTTACCGAGGATGCCCTCGATAATCTGATCTGCTGTCATGGCGCCTTAACCCCGGTAATGCGCTCCCAGAAATAGGTCAAAGCAACAGAACCCATTGCCCCGCTAATTCCGGAAGTGGCCAGTATCATGTAAATGCTCAGTCCGCTTTCAATGCTCACCAGGCCAGCAATAACGCCGGTAAACCCTGAAACCACCATTTGGGCAAGAGCATTGATCAAGCTCCATGTTGCCTTGCTCTGCTTCACATCTATCAGGTAGCGGACAAGTCCACCCCAGCAAGCAATGATCAGCAGAACCAGCCAGGACATCCCGGCAATGCTCTCTTTGTCTTGCATACGTTTAGCCATAGTTACCGCCTCCGATGGAAGATCGGGAAGCTGTGTGTTTGAAAAGGGTCAGGCCCGTCAGGCTGGATTTAACAACGAAGCGTGTCGATGATGATTCCTGCGGGACCTGATAATAAAAAAGCCCGCAAAAAGGCGGGCAATAAGCATGAGGGTAATAGCAATGTCGGCTGATGGCCGAAAATACCCTGGCTGAGTCTGGCGGCCTGCGGCGCTGTTGCAGCAACGCCCCTGATGGATTGGATTATGAGCCCGTCATCAGGTCAGGCCATTATCTGGTGCACCATTCAGGACTCGAACCTGAAACCGATAGCTTAGAAGGCTATTGCTCTCTCCGGTTGAGCTAATGGCGCTGAATTGGTGCTCGCATCAGGGATCGAACCTGAAATCATCCGATTATGAGTCGGGTGCTTTAACCTTGTTAAGCTATGCGAACAATCTGGTTCAGGGCTCTTGCGCGGCGGGTGTCAACGTGTCGTGCAGCACATTTCTACCCAAGAGCCCTGACCGGATCGCAGGCATAAAAAAGCCCAAGGCGTTAACCTAGGGCTTGTATTTTTGCTCACTTTCGAGCCGTCACGTTGCTTTTAAAGACTGCCGCTGTCTAACTGCTTTTTACTGATGGCTTGCCGACCAACTTTTTTCAAACTTCATGCCGCCACTTAAAGTTAAGGCAGCATATCAAAGTAGACTCAAATATGACGTATTTAATTGACTTTTGCAAGACCCTGCTGCGAAAAAGTCGCTTTTTGTTGTGATCGTGTTCTCACGGCACAGAGAAGAGAGTCGCTATCAAGCCGCTTAAAAATGGCGCACATAGCCCGCCAGTAATCAGCGTAGTTATGGCACCAGTTATCAGGCTTAACGCCACACAGGGCTGCAAGGTCCTGATGCTGATATCCATACTTACCCGCCAGCTCTGCTTTCACGTCCTGCGCCGCCAGCCATATCAGTTTCTTCAGCCGCTCCATCGTCTTGCCGGCCACCTTCTTTGCGCCAAGTTGCTCACGGAACTCCGCCCACGCCCACTGGGTGATCGCCACCTGGTGCTCAAAGCGGATATTCTCGCTGTAGTTCCACAGCAACCAGGATTTCTGGTGGTCTTCCAGCGACAGCAGAGCCCGGCGCCAGCTTGCCGTCGAGTATTCAACGGGCAGAACGAGAGCGATTGATGAACCCTTAGCGCGGGACTGGCTGCCGCTCATCGGCGGCCCATCCGGGTTAACCATTTTTTGCTTTACTTCGCTATAAACCTTCTTCCTTCCCCGGCTGCGCGCCGTAGCGGTGAATTGCGCATTTTCTGCGAAAGCCACCAGTTGCCCTTTCGTCGCGCCGCTCAGATCGGCGGTGGCCACTATCAGCTGCTGGCGAACATACTGGAGGTATTGAGTGTTAATCATGCTTTCTCTCCCAGGGTCTGATAGATGCGAACGTAATTCCGTAAAATGCGATAGTCGGTCATCACCGTTCCGCGGTGCCGGCAGAGGCGGAGCTTTTGCCAGCGCTCCCGGATGCGCTCAATTACGTCCTGGTTCATGCGTCCTCCAATTCAGTGATAGCCAGGTCAAGGCGTCCGCCCTTCACGATTGGCATGCGCTTAACCCGATAGTCATCCACCTGCTGGTCATCCAGCCAAAAGCCGGATTTCGTTAGCGCGTCAAACACAGCCTTTTGAAGGTTGTCCAGATCACGCCGGCGGCGGTCCGGCATGTGGCACTCGATACGGATTTTCACCGGTGTGGCCAGGCCGATATCAAGCATCGAGTCTTTAATGATTCTGGCGACGCTGTCGCGGTATGCCTGCCCTTCCGCGCTGATGTGTGTGCGCCCGCGATTGTGTCGGTAGTAGCGGTTGTTGCTTGGCGGCCAGGGTAATGAAATGCGATATTGGTTCATGCTTTTATCAACCCCTCTTTCATCCAGATAACCTGCGTTCGGGCCATTCCCTCCAGTGCGCACTCTTTCGCATACTCCGCATCTACCAGGCGCGTGCGGCGGTCTATTTCATCGTGACAGGATGAACAGGCGATAGCGGCGATCAGATCAGGCGGCTTAATCCCGGTCCCGCACAATCCAGCAATGCGGATATGGGCCAATACCGTGGTTTCAGGGTTACCGTTGCAGACGCCCGGGATACGAACCTGACATTCGCGGCCGCGCGCCGCTTTGCGAAGATTAGCCATGCTTACCCCCAAATCCGTTGACGAAGTGATCGCGGCGTATACTCCGGTCGAGCACAAACCGGCAGCCTGGCGCTGACCGTCCAGCTCAGATAATCCGGGTTAAGGCTTTTCTCGGTGACGATGCCACGCGCCTGATATCTGGACACCAACTGTTCTGCCTGCTCCGCAGTGCATTCGGGATTCTGAAACCATGAGTATTTCATCAACATCACCCCGCAAAGCTCAGCAGCTGACTGGCGGCATTTTCAGCCTCAGCCGGCGAGTGGAATTTGCGACGCAGAATGTAGTTCCAGAGCACATTCAGCACTGATTTGTAGACGCCGTTAAACTGGCTGTCGTCCATGCTGGCGAAGGAGATCGACTTTGCGACACGACGACGGCTACCGTCAGGCATCTGGTATTCGTCGTAAAAGCCAGCCTGAATGGTTGCCCACTCGCGGAATGATTCGAAGTGTTTCAGCAGCGCCATATCGCGGGAACGGGAGATACCGACCGAGGAGAGATACATCTCCGCGGCGTTCTGGAGTGCAGCGCGCTGATCGAGGTCGGGTGAGAGAAAGTCGATAAACCCGGATATGAGGTTACGCTCCGCGGGCTCAATGAGCCCACCGGAAGGCGTCCAGTAGTGATACCCGAGAGTCAGAAGTTTGAAGAACTTTTTGTGGAATGCGTAATTTCTGGGCTTGCGGAACTCACCGCAAAGCAGTTGCCCTACGGGGATAAGTTGCAAGTATTCGCTGGTTCCCGGCTCTGCGGGAATCAGTACGTTTTGATAACTCTTCTCAAATTGCAGTGTTTGCGCCATGTGTCCCCACTTGGCGCCGGATAACAGGTGTCAGTTGTTCAGGCTGACAGAGGGATTATGACGAGCTATAACCCAAATTGCAAAATGAGCATATGCTATTTTTTCTCGTTCTGGCTGGCCATCTCGATGTAACGCGGATCGGATGCGCGGGGGAGCTGGATGCTTTGCTCGCGGTAGTATCGCACGCGCTCCATGAAATACTCACGCAGGTGTTCTGGCTGCTCTCTGGCTACCACTTCGGCGACTACAGGCATGTTCAGGCGCTCTTTGTAGGCGACGCCGGACGCGGCAAGGTCAACGTTTACTTTGTCCTGCTCTTCCGGGCTTTTGGATGCTATGTTGTAGTTAGACATAGATATCTCTCTTAGGCTCAAGAATGAATAATCAAAAATACATTAGGATTGCAGCTTCCGTAATTGTGGCATTCATGTTTGTCATTGTCCCATCAGATAAAATGGTTAGCGGCCAGTCTCTTGATTTTACATATAAATTTATCTGGGACTTGGGCGTTCCTGATGGGGATATATTCCCTTATGTGCCGAATGTTGGTTTTTTGATTGCCCAGATTATAGGCGTCCTTGCCATTGTATGGTTCTTAAGTAAGGTAAAAATATAATCGGTCCAGCTACGGCGCTGGCGCTAGCTCTCGGTTATTGTTTAGTCACCGGCGGCGGACTGCCGCGCTCGCTGCGCGGCTTTGCGTTCTGCGGGGGATTTAGGTATCAGTCGTCATTCTCATCCCAATCGTCATCTTCCTCATCCTCGTCGTCATCGCAGGAAGTGAGAAGCGGATTCATGCGCCGCCCTACCTGGCAGGCGTACCCACGGCGACCGAGGTTGTGCAGCACGCCGTAGATTTCGAACATTTCGGTTCGCTCATCACCAATATCAAGCTCACAGGCCAGCGTGTGGCATTCAGTAGCGAGCGCAGATATCTTCTCAAGCAATTCGACCTTATTCACCTTTCACCTCCTGCGTTGCTGGCTGCGATTTGATATGCAACCGCGGCTCTCCGTCTTTCGGCTCCGGCCACTCACGCTGTTTGTTCACCGCTAACTTTTCGATCATCGCCTGGGTAATTTGCTCGTCAGTGATGCCAGCACGGCGTTGCGCATCCCACAGCAGGAATTGCATATCAGACCATTCGCTCAGGTCTTCAGGTTCGGCAGCTGCTTCCAGCGCTTCTTTGCTGAGATGTTTTAGTGGCCCAATCGGACCGACATTACCGAACGTGGCCTGCGACCACTCGGCGTGCTCGCGGCGTACCTGGTCGCGTTCTGGCACCGGCTGCGCGTGGCGATAGAGCGGCTGGGCGGTTACGCTGCCGCGAGTCTCGCGTTGTTCTTCCGTGTATCGCCAATAGCCTTCGGCATCGTCAGACCAGCGCCAACGCCACGCCACCGGCTCGCTGTCCATTGCGGCCAGCGCCATGCGGGCCAACTCCTCGGCCTCTTCGGCTGGTAGCATTACGTTGCTTCCGGCACCGTAGGTTTCACGCCAGGATTTAATTTTTCCCAAGCGTTCTCTGGTTATGGTTAATTTGCTGGTCATTGGTCGCTATCCTCGTAATTTGGCTGTTTCCATCCGCAATGGCAGTCCTGAAGTTCCCCGCTACCACCCTCCAGATATGCTCCGCATTCAGGGCAATATAGGCGGCGCAGCATGGCTGACAAACATGCATGGACGCGCCTGATACGCTCTATAGTCATGATGGTCATTGGTTGGCTCCTTCGGCAGCCCGGTTAACTATCACGCCGTCATAAACCTCTTTGAGGTGTCCGCGCAGGTCCATCCGGCGCAGGGCGCTGTACATGTAATCGCATTCGGCCTGTTTGTTGGCCTTAAATGGCTTGTGCTCCTGAGAGCACCACAGCGCGTTTCCCGGCCAGCCGTGGACTTTGTATACGCGCCCGTTCCTGACATGAAGCAACCCCCAGCCCGGAGGAAGGTCGGCAACGTCAATAAAACCAGGTTCAGCCATAAAAAAGCGCCAATCGCCCATGCCCTCGCTCGGCATTCTCCTGAATGGTTTTTTCTTATCCGCCAGAAAATCACTGCGGGAGCACTTCACCTCAATCAGGCAGGAAGCCAGGTTACGGAAACCGATAGCATCTGGCTGTTCGCCGGTGCCAACGTACGCGACAAAACGGTCGTGAAACGCCACCTTGAAGCCGTTGTTCTGCAGAAATCGGCAGGCTATCTGGCAAAGCTCATCGTGTGTCAGTGCCATCTACTCAGCCTCCCGCTTGATGCCAGCGGCGGCAGCTGTGCGCGCATAAACGATCACGCCATCCTCAGGGCGCTTGCGCGGTAAATAGATCTCCGGGCGGGGCCAGAGTGCGATAAAGCGTGATTCTCTGTTTTCAAGACGGTGAAATGCTTTCTCGCTCATCACGCCGACCACGCGAAGATGCTCCTGTTCGCGCTCCAGCTCGGCGATGCGCACAGCCTGCTGCTGCTCGATTTCAGTTTTGCCAGCTATCTGACGGTTGAGGCTGTTAATATGCTGGCCGATACCGGTATTTTTAATCTCTAAACGCCGTATGCGTTTTGCCATCTGGTTGATATGGTCATCCTGTGCTGCGTTGACACGCTGCGCCTTCTCCAGCGCCTCTACCAGCGATAACGCGATTTTCCGCAGATGGTCTTTGCTACCTATGGCCGGGTTAGAAAGCTCTTTGCGCAGTTGCGCCAGTTTGGTGATATCAGTCATGTTAATGGCTCCTGAATCCGTTGCAGTTCCTGAGAAAATCGACGATGTAGCTCTTCATTCGAGAGTGCCATTCGCGGTCATTTCCGTTACACCACCCATCAGGAGGCGTCCAACCCTCAACCAAATCAGCCATCTTTTTTGCCTTTGAAGGTGTTGCTGTCGCTGAATCGCAGTAATGACTGGTATCAACAAGAACCTCCATTCCTGGGATATCAAGAACACAAAACCAGGTATGATTCGGCATCTCTACGCATGGAATCTTCTCGTTGCGACGTCGTTTATCTGTCAGGCATACGGTCATTTGTCGGCCCCCTCGCGCAGCTGGTTTGCAAAATTGACCATCGCATCATGAAACTCGATTGCCCCTGAGGTTCGCTTCTCGGCGTCTTCGTAGCTGATATCAAGCCTATCCATAACGCAGTCTGTATCGAGATAATCGGAGCAAGATTCAAGAGCAGCAGCAACCCCATCAGCCTTAATCCCGGCCAGGTAGGCGTCGGTGGCGGGTGCGCCTTTCATCACATACACGCTATCTTCGCCAGCCTCATGACCAAAGATGTACCCATGCAGCACAGGCTGGTAAGTTTCGCGACCAAACAGCCCGAGACGCTCACCTATTTCCTGAATATCTGCTCCATCTAGCGATGCGCCGTCTGCTGCTGCGCGGAAACAGATTTTGACGAATTCCTGCCTGAGTGCATTCTCCGCAGCCAGCTGCTTAAACGCTTTCGCCAGCGCCATAACCTTTGTCTCTTTAATCGACAGCTCGCCCGCCGACTCCAGCGACTGAATGAGCTCGTTTACTGTTGAGATGTTCATTTTCTTACTCCCGCCAGGCACTGGTTAAAAAGGTTGGTCAGCTTGTTGGCGCCGCAATGATGATTGCTAAACTGAAAATCCGCCGACGTGCTTTCGGTTACGGCTGTCTGTTCTGCCAGGGTGTAGCGATAGCCTTTGCGCTCACCTGCTCGTAAAACACGACCATCGTTAAACGTGGCCCAGATAGCTGAGTTAACGACAGAAGAGTGCAAGCCTGTCCCGGTGCGTATCTCTGAAAAAGTGCAACCGGGATTGCTGCCGATAAAATTGATGACGATTTGAGTACCGGATATACGTTTCATTGAATCAGCCCTTTTTCTTTGCCAATCAGGTATTCGTCCCGCAGCCACTGAGCCGGAGTTAACGCGCCGAGCGATGCCGCGCTTGGCATGCATCCGAAGCTTTTCCCTTCAGGGTGAAAACCCTGCTGACGGCTGGCGTGATTTGTGGGGATCACTTCCTGGTTGTTCTCCAGAGCCAGTACCGGCGACGGTATTTGTTCTCCGGCGGCGACTTTCAGCGCCCAGTCTTCCAGCTTTTTAGCAGCATATTTCTCGGTTTCTGCCTCGCTGAGCTGGCGCTGGTACATTGCTCGTCGAGTATCGGTAACAACCCAGTACATGACAGGGTGAGACCACGGGAAGCGCTCAGCACCGCCGGTATGCAGCCCTTTTTCACGGCTGTAGCGGTGGAACTCGTTCATCACGTCGACAAGAGTCACGCCGAGCACAGTGCCGCTATCCTTGCACCACTTGATGAACTGGCCCGGCGATGGCCAGAACGGCGATTCGCTGGCTCTCGCATGTCGCACGCCGGCGGATAACTGCTCGCGGGTGCGGATCCCGTTTTCGGCAAAAGCCGCAATCCACTGGCGCTTCGCTGTCCTCTCTTCGGCGTCGGTCCGCAGGTTAGTCTGGGTAGACGCTGGGAAGATCTGCTTCAGCTGACGGAACAGAGAATCAACCAGCCTTTCAGCTTCGAAATCGAGAAGCCTCTGCGGCTCCGTGCTACCTGCGGCCATTCTGGCCAGCGCATCACCATCGCGATTGCTGATCGCGGTCATAAGCTGAGCGGTCATATGAAGTCCTTCCAGCCTTCAGGGCTGTTCCAGTGTGGGGAATCAGGTTCGCTTCTCTGGCGCCCGGAAAGCGGATTAACTCTCGCGTTCCTGAGCCACACCCGGAATGCCGAGTTCCAGTCGATCAGCTTTGTGCCGCGGGCCTGGTGATAATCACGAAAGTTCAGCAACTCGGTTTCAATGTTGATCCCTTTCTCCGAAGCAATCGCAATGTGATCTGCCGATGGCTTGAAAGCAGGAGGGAAAGGTATTTCCCCGCTGGGTGAAATCCCGATCCGTCGCTTTGCGGCCTCGCTGATAAACTGCCCTCGCGCAGAGAGAGAGTCTGGTTCAGTGACTGGTTCAAAAGAGTGACTGGTTCTGGTGCCATCTGGTGGCATAGGGGGTGTGCCATCAGATGGCATAGGGGGTGCTATTTCATGGCATACCCCTGTGCTTTTTGGTGGCATAGGGGTGACATCAAGGTTCAGATAATACACGTTGGATGTATTACCCTTCCCGTTGTTGACCCCAACGCGATTTTCACGCTTGATTAGCCCCATATCCTCAAGCGCATCAATATGGTTGCGAACAGCAGACTTGCTGCATTCGCACTGATCGGCAATGTGTTGATACGAAGGCCAGCATTCGCCCTTGTCGTTGGCGTTGTCGGCCAGCTTGATAAGAACGAGCTTACGCAGTGAGTTTCCCACTTTGACCCCCATTGCTTTCGCCATAAGTGACATGCTCACGTGCTACCTCCGGATTGTTTACTCTTACAGATTTACCAGGCATAATTACCTCGCAATTACCTCTTCGTTTTTGCACCTGAAAGCCGTTAGTGTTCGCGCACTGCGGCTTTCGCCTTTCTGTTCCCACTCATGCTTCAAAGTCACCTTTCTCTCCCGGCCTGTTAGAAATCAGGATGGCCAGCAATAGCGACATGTTCGGCAGCAGACTCTCCCGCCAGCGACTCACCGTCGACTTATTCACTCCGGCCACTTTGGCGATATTCGTGGTTCCCAGTTCAGCTATCTGGCTGTGTAACCAGCTTTCTATCCTGCGAGCCTCCACTTTGTTGCGTGTCGTTGAACTCTCCATTTGTGATACTTCCTCTGGTGTTGATTGAAAGGCCGCCGGTTAGGCGGCCGGAACGCCCTTCGGAGAAGGGAACAGCTTTGGAAGGTCTGGTCTAATTTGATGCGCCTGAACCTCCCCATTAGTTGCATTTACGATGCTGTTTACATGTTCAGGCGAAACCTTTGCCTTGTTGTGGAGCCACTTGTAAACCGCCTGCTGAAAACATCGCAGGCTTCACCAAGCTTTTTCTGAGAGCCGACAATATTAATTGCGGTTTTAATGGTTGGGTTCATGACAACCTCCGTAGTAAATACAAACAAAGAATAAAACCTTAGTTGTATTTAGTCAACAACCATTTTCGTTTGCCGCTATAAAACCATGGTTGTAAATTGAGAAGATGAAAACGACACTTGCAGAACGATTAAGAGAAGCCAGAAAGGCTGCCGACATGACCCAGAAGACTCTGGGAGATGCTGTTGGGGTTAGTCAGGCTGCGATCCAGAAGATTGAAACTGGAAGGGCTGCTCAGACCACAAAATTGCTCGATATAGCCAAGGCTTTAAGGGTGAGGCCTGAGTGGCTTTCTTCGGGAACTGGCGCCATGAGAGATGATGGTGAAGATGATAAGAAGCCATCACATATGAATCATGATGTGTTCAGGGTCGACATTTTGGATCTGGCCGTCAGTGCTGGCCCGGGCATTGTGAATCAGGAGTTCGTGGAGATTCTCCACTCCGTTGAATATGCGCCAGCGGAAGCGCGCCACATGTTCGATGGGCGCAAGGCTGAGAACATCCGGATCATCAACGTCCGGGGCGACAGCATGTCTGGGACGATTGAGCCGGGTGATCTGCTGTTCGTCGACATCAGCGTTAAGAGCTTCGACGGCGACGGGATATACGCCTTCCTGTACGACGACACTGCTCACGTCAAGCGCCTGCAGAAGATGAAAGACAAGCTGCTGGTTATCTCAGACAACAAGAGCTATGCAGCCTGGGACCCGATCGAGAAAGACGAGATGAATCGGGTATTGGTGTTCGGAAAGGTGATCGGCAGCATGCCGCAGACGTACAGGAAGCATGGGTAGCTAGGCCGGAGGAATTATGCAAGTTAACCTGGAAAGAATATCGTTTATAACTCCTTTTTCAGATAGTGAGGACCAGACACAGCCAAAGCTTAATTTTGAGTGCGTGAACTTCCCCACTCAGTTTTCGATAAATTTCCGGGTGGGAATGGTAGGTTTGAAGCCAAATACTCGCTATCAACTCGGACTGTTTGTTATACCAGCTCATTTATTTATTAAAGAGGGGCAGGAGTTTCAACTTCCTGACGGCACTCAGGAATCTGTTTCTGTTAACATTGATACTAAAGACAGCAACATGGTGACGGGTGCCAGTGGACAGGTTGTCATTACTCTAAACGAAATGCGCCTCCCTGGTAAGGGGCTGTATAGTGTGACTGGCGTCTTACACGCCAACGATTCGACAAAAACCGTGCTCCATAAAAACGAGTCATTTTTCACTGTTGATAAATTATGAGTGACGATAAAGAATCAAAAAATCAAGAGAATCAGAGCGCGAGACCAAATAGCCTAAGGAGGCTGAAAGTTATTGGTGGCTCGGATTTCGATGCTGAATTTGATAATTCCTCAGAGAAGGTGCAAGATCACTTCATAACGTCGCATACTCCGGAGCGAGAAGTGGATAGGATTAGCAGAGAAGAACTTGAAGCAAGGCTGTCCGCCAATAAAGCGGAAATGGAATCAATAGCCTCTTCAATTCGAGCAGACATGGCCTTGGCCAGAGAAAACACCAATGTCCAGTTCGCAAATCTCTCCTCCGCAATTAACTCTATCTCTTCAAAAATTGACGGTAAAATGGATAGTGTAGATGGAGAAATGAAAGCAATAACTGGTAAGTTTGATGGCATCCAGGGCCAGATAACTGGCCTGAACACAGCCATTAGCGGAATCCAGTCAGGCATATCTACGCGACTGGCAATTTTTAGCGTAATTATCGCTGTGATTGTCGCCTTACCTGGGATTATCTCCTCATTTAAGGACTCCCCAGCTAAGCCTGATGATAATCCCTCACCCTTGATTATTCAGATGCCAGCGCAGCAACAAAATCAACAACCCGCACCCCAAAACCAACAGAAAACATCGCCAAATCAGCATAAGTAGCCCGGCCACCGCGCCGGGTTTTTACTGCCCTACCCTTCCATCAGCATCAGCACGTCCAGTGCCAACTCTACTGCCAGATCTACCTGGTCACCCTGCCACAACACCTGAATCATCTCTATCAGCGCCTCTCTTGATGGCTCGCGCTTCTCAACCAGCAGTTGCATAACCGCTATCCCGATAACCTGCGCAATCTGCGGGTGCATCTCTGCGAAAAACTCATCCTCATTCGACATGGCGCTACCCTCTTTGGCGTTTTTTTGAGCTTACCAGCACGCTTTACAAAAATAAATAACCAATAAAAACAACCAAATAAAACTATTCCAGCCATTTAAACAACTATTGTTGTTGACTATAAAACAACTATGGTTTTAAATTAACTCATCCAAACAACACCGGCAACGCCGGGTAACAGCAAAACGTTCCGCTGGCCGGCGATAAGGCAAGGTGAAGAGATGATTCGCGAACAAGACAAACGCGCATGGCGTAATTTTTGGTTAAAGGTTGTTCCGTTTTTGGTTGCAGTCCTTTTTTTTAGCTTCGCATGCTGGGGTGGAAAATGAGCAAAGAAAACAATGGAGGCCCTGCATATCCAACGCAAGGGTACGAAGGTTTGACTGTTCGTGATTACTTTGCGGCAAAAGCGATGCAGGGATGGCTGGCAAGTTATCCAGAGAGCAATAAGCACCCTGTGGCTACTCACCATGAAAACATGGTTGCTGAGCTTTCTTACCTGATGGCCGACGCAATGCTGAAAGCGCGGGAGGAAGTATGAGCAGAAACGGCATTCGTTCACTGATTTACTGCCTGCTGGTCTGCGGCGTTATCTGGGCTGCGTTGATTATCAAAATTCTGCACGTTACGGGGGTGTTCAATGGTTAGTCATCATTACGGAACGCAGACCGTTAACCGCGGCGCCGTTATGCCAGGGATGCTCGTTAAACATCGGGAAAGCACCTGGACAGCGTCAGCAAATAAACGCGGCCGCCTCTACCTGCATCGCGGAATTGAGCGGACTTACACAACCGATTTGCTGGTTGAAGTTTATCTGAACGGGTTGGGGCAAGGTCTCAGCCGGTAATCGAACCGAAGAATTTAACTGAGCTATCAGGCAGCCATTACGGTGCCGGGCGTTTCACAACCAAATTTCAGGGGAAACCATGAGCGAAATAACGGATTTAGTCGTCATCGAGAAAAAGAACGCGATGGCGGTTTTCACCAATAACGACCAGCTCGACCCGCTTATTGAAGCGATCGAAAAAGAGGCTCGCAGCCTGGTGCCTGATGTGACCACCAAAAAAGGCCGCGACGCCATCGCTTCAATGGCTCACAAAGTGGCGCGCTCAAAAACGTACATCGACAACGCAGGTAAAGACCTGGTCGCTGAGCTGAAGGCCCTGCCAAAGCAAATCGACGAAAGCCGCCGCGTTGTCCGTGAACGTCTCGATGCGCTGAAAGATGAAGTGCGCCGGCCGCTGACTGAATGGGAAGCCGAGCAGGAACGCATTAAGGCCGAAGAAGCCATGAACGCCCTTCACGTCGAAGCACTGGCCATGAATGAAGAGTTCGATCGGCAGCTGGCTGCTCGGATTGAGTCTGACCACGAAATGGCTCTGCTGATGAATGACGCTTTCGATCGTGAGCAGGCAGATAAAGCGGCTGAGGCTGAGCGCCAGCGCATTGCCCATGAAGAAGAAATTAAGCGACTGGCAGCGGCTGCAGCAGCCCGCGAAGTTGAGCAGCGCGCACAGCGTGAACGTGAAGAAGCGGCGCATCGTGAAGCTGTGTTGAAAGCACAAGCTGAGCAGGCAGAGCGGGATCGCATTGCAGCCGAGCAGAAAGCTGAGGCTGACAAGCAGGCCGCTATCGAAGCGGAGCGCCGCAAAGCTCAGGAAGAAGCCGATCGCATCCGCCGCGAGGCAGAGCAACGCGAACAAGCCCGCCTGGCTGAGGAGAAGCGCAAAGCAGATGAGCAGGCGCGACGCGAAGCCGACGTTAAGCACCGCAAGGCTGTGGGTGTCGAGGTTGTTAAGGCTCTGATGGCCAATACCAGCCTTACCCGGGATCAGGCTATCGAGGTGCTCACCGCGGTTAAAGCCGGCCGCATTCCTCATACCGGTATCAGTTACTGAGGTGCTTATGAACATCAAATGTGAATGCACAGACATGCGCACATCTGTAGGCCCGCATAACACGTTAACCGTCGAGCTGGAAGACGTGGTGTTGTCGGGGACGGTTAACAGTCGTGAAGTCCTCATGCAACTGGATTGGGACGTGGTGATCGAATGTCTGGCGGAGCATGGCTACGTCATTACTCATCGGGAGAAAGCAGCATGAGCGCGGCGGAAAAATGGAATGACGACGAATTCATTCAGCTGATGAGCGATGCGATCGGCGAACGTGATTTCGACGATGACGAACCAGTAAACCTTTCTGCGGAACGGCAGAACCCGGTTATCAGCTGGGATGAATTCGCGGGGAATTTTCAATGAATCTTGAGCTACTTGACGCCCCATTCCCGCATAAGGATATCGAGTGGCGTATTCAGCAGGCAGGGAAAAGCGGATCGTCAATTTGGGCAAAGGTCCTGGCCTATGTCACAAACCGGGCAATCATGAAACGCCTTGATGAGGTTTGCGGAAAGGCTGGCTGGCGTAATGAGTACCGCGATATCCCAAACAATGGCGGCGTCGAATGCGGAATTTCCATAAAGGTCGATGGGGAGTGGATCACCAAGTGGGACGCATCCGAAAACACGCAGGTTGAGGCTGTAAAAGGCGGACGCTCAAGCGCTATGAAGCGCGCTGCTGTTCAGTGGGGAATAGGCAGGTATCTCTACGATCTGGACGTAGGATTCGCAACCATATCAGGCGAAAAAGCAGAAGGTTTTACTTACGCACGAACTAAAGAGTTAGGCGCTTTTTACTGGAAGCCGCCTGCTCTGCCTGCATGGGCTCTTCCATCGGCGGTTTCAAGCAGTGAACAGTATAAGCCAGCGGTAGAAACAAACAGCGAACAGTTTCAGCCAGTAAAACCGTCGATAACCATGGAGGAAGCTGACGATATTCTCGCGGAGTTCTGCCGGGAAATCGAGAGTGAAAACAACCCGGAAGTCATAACTCAAAAATACAGCGAAGCATGGTTCGCTCTGGACGGATTTTCCGAACATCAAAGCAAATGCCATGAGGTAACTGGCATCCGGCGCAGGGAGATAAAGCAGGCGTTAGGAAGCTCTGAAAGTGCAGGTGGCAGCCATGAAAGTAACAGCTGAATCAATCCTGTCCATCCTGCGCAAGGACGCGCGTAACAACATCACAGCGTTTCACCGCTGGCAGACAGCAAAGGGTGCTCTTGGTCATACAGCCGGAATAACTCTCAACTATCACGATCCTTATTACGAAGGATGGGCGCCGGCTCTTGAGATGCGCGAGGTGTTCATTTCAGCGCCTGAACTTGAGCAGGTGATCCCCTACCTCTCTGTAGAGAAATGGGGTGACGGGCTAATTGGTGGGGAAATTTATCGAATCCCACGGGGGGAAGAATGAAACATCACCACGACGGTATCACCGTTGGAAGTATCACTCTTCCCTATTCCATCAATCGCCGGGGATGGATTGCCCCGAGCGGCGACGTTATCAAAAACCCATTAAAGGCTCAGCGCCTGGCTGAGCTGATGAACAGTAAGAAGGTGGTGGCATGAGTAACGAAGCGATGAAAATGGCATTAGCAAAGCAGTTAACTATTGCCCTGCAAAACCTCGGGGCGCCTGTTGAATTGCTCTGCATTGTTGGTAGTTACGGGGATACCCAGACTGACGCTGACACTCTTGAAATGCTCGAACAATACAACGATAGCGGAACCTGCATGGATGTGATTATCGCTCCTGAGTTTACATGGAAACCAAATTCTGGCGGTGAAGCATGAGCAGAAAATACTCTCTGATTTACGCCGATCCGCCCTGGGCTTATGGGAACACAATCAGCAACGGCGCCGCAGTGGACCACTATTCGACAATGCGACTCATCGACCTGAAGCGCCTGCCTGTGTGGGAACTGGCGGACGAAAACGCGGTGCTGGCGATGTGGTACACCGGCACCCACAACCAGGAGGCGATCGAGTTGGCCGAGGCCTGGGGATTTACGGTGCGCACGATGAAGCTATTCACTTGGGTGAAGCTGAACCAACTCGCCGAGTTGCGCATTACCAAGGCCCTGGCAGAAGGAGAGGTTGCCGACTTTTACGACTTCCTCGACCTGCTGAATGCAGAGACGCGCATGAACGGTGGCAACCATACCCGCGCCAATACCGAAGACGTGCTGATCGCCACCCGCGGCGCCGGGCTGGAACGCAAGCACGCTGGAATTAAGCAGGTGGTCTACAGCCCGCTCGGCGCTCATAGCGAGAAACCGTGGGAAGTTCGCCACCGCCTGGAGCTGCTCTACGGCGACGTGCCGCGGATTGAGCTGTTCAGCCGCAGCGCAGCGCCTGGCTGGAGCCATTGGGGAAACCAGTGCGCCACCGCTTCCGTTGAGTTGATCCCCAGCTGCGTCATCGACGTAGTGAAGACGGAGGCAGCATGACGCCTGAAGAAAAAGAAAACGCTCTCCGCGCCCAGGCTCGTCGCTGCGCAGAAGAGATAACCAAAGCGATGAGCGTAAAGCCTAAACCGAAGTGGAACGCTGTATGCCCCCCCATCCTTCGCAAGCACTACGAGAAGGTCCGGCCGATGGGTGTCAGCCTGGTGAAATTTGTCAGTGTTATTGGCCGCATGAATGGGCGGTATGGAGTGGAATCATGAGCAAAAACCTACACATCGAACTCGGTGATAAATACGTCGTCACAGGGTCAACGCATGACCTCATCCTGAACGAGAAACGCATCATTAAGGATGGTAAGAACGCCGGTCAGGAAACGCTGGCTCGACTCGGCTACTACAGCAAGTTTGAGCACCTGGTGAAAGAACTTTGCCATCGTGAAATTCTGCAATCAGAAGCGCAGTCACTGGAAGAGTTACGCGACTACATCTTTGCGCTCGGCGAGAAGCTGAGTAAGGCAGTCGAGTTATGAGCTTCTTCGAAATTGACTCACGATTTTTGATTGATACCGCATTTCACCGTCTGGAAATCATCCGTGACGATGGGCTGTATCGCCACCTGCGCATGCAGCAGCCGGGAACATCTTGCTACTACTACGACGTTATCACATGGCCTGGTTACTTGACCGTAACCGGCGACATGGGAACCTGGACATTCAGTCGCATCGCGGACATGTTCGACTTTTTTGGCGCCTGGGAGGGTGGAATCAATACCCATTATTGGGCTGAAAAGCTGGAAGCTGGCGCGGGATGTTCGGCACGAGAAATGCTGGCAAAAGAGTATGACCACGACGCGTTCTGCAAAAGTCTGAAAGAGTCTCTGAGTGATTACCTGGGGGGCGACGAAAGCGAGGAGCCAGAAGAAGATGACGACTGGGACGACGATGACGACACACCCGATAGCGACAAAGCAGTGGTGCGCGAAATCGTCCGCGGCTTGTGCCGGGCGGGTTTCAACAATGAATGGGAGGCTTATCAGGCTGTTTATGATGCTGATTGGCCAGCTGGCTGGAGCGCTTGGGATGTCTGCGAAGGACTGACATTTAAAACGTATACCAGCCATTTCCGATGGATTCTGTTCGCCATCACATGGGCAATCAGCAAATACCACAACGCGAAGATTGTTGATAAAGCGATGGCTACGTTTTTGGCCGTTAAGGGAGTTTCAGCATGAGCGCAGAAATCATCGATCAGGCCAACGAGCTGGCAGAGCGCCGGCTTGAAATGACCATCCAGAACATGCGCATCAACCATAACGCTGTTTCGGCTACTCACTGCCGCGACTACGGTGAAGAGATACCCGAGCGGCGCCGGGAACTGGTGGCGGGATGCCAGCGCTGTGCTGATTGCCAGGAAGAGTTTGAAGAACGTGGTAAGCACCAGAGGTGATGCATGCAAACAATTATCCAGATTGAGCCAAACGAATGGGTTTCAGAGGACTTGCTGATGGCGGTCACAGGGCTGAAGCGGGGAACTATTACCCGCGCTCGAAAAGCCTCCTGGCTGCTTGGGCGGGAGTATAAGCACGTTTCCCCTGAAGGCGAGCCAAAGCCAACTAGCGAGTGCATGTACAACCGCAAAGCGGTAGACGCATGGATTCAGGCGCAAAAACCATTGGGTGATCGGGCGCTATGAAACGGGTAAGCTTACTGCGCTCCTGGACGTCGGGAGGGAATAATGAGTAAAGAATCATACCCAACGGGCGTTGAGAACCACGGAAAATCACTCCGTATATGGTTCATTTTTAAAGGTAAGCGTGTCAGGGAAAATCTCGGTGTCCCTGACACCGCTAAAAACAGAAAGGTGGCAGGTGATCTGCGAACGGCGGTTTGTTTCGCCATACGTATGGGAAACTTTGATTATGCATCGCAGTTCCCCAACTCACCTAACCTGAAAACTTTCGGCATTGGCAAGAAAGATATCACCGTGAAATTTCTGTCTGAAAAGTGGCTTGAGCTTAAACGGATGGAGATCTGCGCCAATGCCATAAACCGGTATGAATCGGTAGTCAGAGGAATGCTCCCGAGGATTGGCACTAATAAGCTGGTTTCCAGTGTGACAAGGGAAGATCTGCTCTATGTCAGGAAAGATATGCTGGCGGGATCAGGTGATAGAGGTTTGAGCGTGGTCACCGTGAACTACTATATGACCACTATGGCGGGAATGTTTCAGTTTGCTGCTGACAATGGTTATGTGAGTGAAAACCCGTTTAACGGTATCAAACCGCTAAAGAGGGCCCGGGTAGAACCAGATCCGCTCACACGTGATGAATTCGTTCGCTTCATAGATGCCTGCAAGCATCAGCAAACGAAAAACCTGTGGTCTATCGCGGTATACACAGGATTACGTCACGGTGAGCTGGTCTCCCTTGCATGGGAGGATATAGATCTGAAAGCCGGAACGATGACCATACGCCGGAATTATACGAAACTCGGTGATTTCACTCTACCAAAAACCGAAGCCGGTACAGACAGGGTTGTCCACCTGATCAAGCCCGCCATCGAGGCACTGAGGGATCAGGCAGAAATGACCCGGTTAGGCAGGCAGTATCAGGTTGAGGTACAACTGAGGGAGTATGGCAGAAAGGCTATTCACGACTGCACATTTGTTTTTAACCCTCAGCTCGTTAAAAAAAGTGGCAACGTGGGCTATCTCTACAAAGCCGATTCAGTTGGTGACTCATGGGACACGGCCCTTAAACGGTCAGGTTTAAGACACCGCAAAGCGTATCAGTCGCGACACACTTACGCCTGCTGGTCGCTGTCTGCCGGGGCCAACCCGAGTTTCATTGCCAGCCAGATGGGACACGCCAGCGCCCAGATGGTTTTCAATGTTTACGGCGCCTGGATGGCCGATAGCAGCAGCGATCAGATTGCCATGTTGAACCAGAAATTATCAGACTTTGCCCCATCCATGCCCCATGGCATGGTCATAGGAATATGA